CCTGACCCTAAAGAAAGGTATTATATTGGAGCTGATATATCCACTGGCTCTTCACGAGATTACTCAGCCTTTTCAATAATGACTCGCAGCGGAAAAGAAGTAGGTTACTTTAAAGGTAAGATACCAGTAACTGAGATGAAAAATCTTTTAATGGAGACCGGTTATACTTACAACCACGCATTATTAGCACCAGAGTCAAATGATATTGGTTTAGCTGTAACAGCTGGAATACAAGAAGCCGGCTACCCAAACCTTTATTACACACAGAGGATATTGAAAGAGAAGGGTGATAGTCGTCCAAAAATAAACCGTTTACCCGGTTGGTACACTGATAAGAAAACCCGGCCAATCATTATAGATGAACTTGTAGAAGACATATCACATGACGACGTTGATATCAAAAACAAGTTCTTTATTCAAGAAGCCTACACCTTCATATACGATGAGAGAAACAGACCAATAGCTTTAGGAAAAGACGGTAAAGGCAATGACAACTCAGAAGATGATGAAAACTCATATTCAGATGATAGTATATTAGCAGAAGCCATAACAAACCACGTTAGAAAAACCCCAATAAGAGACTCAATTATAGCCCCTATATGAACTTTACAGATTATATAACTCCCATAGAATTTGAGCAGGCAATAGAATTACAAAACTATGTACCTGTTGCTCCAGGTGATTTACCGAGGAGAAGAAGCTCCACGGAGGGGGGCTCAGGTAGCCCAAGTTACCAGAGTCTTTTAAAGAATAACACCAAGTTCATTGGCCCCCAATACTCACGTGAGTTTATACCTGTAGTAAGGAAATTAGCTATGACAAACCCAGACTTAGGTTTGGCTTTATTTGATGTAGTACAATTAACAAACACGGGTTTCAGAATTCACTTCGACCCCTCAGTTAGTGAGGACCAGGTTGATAAGATGAGAAAACATATAAACACAAAAGCTCAAACTTGGGGCTCACACTCAACCGGTTTACATGAACTGGTTAATAAGTGTATAAGACAGGCTTATATAGGAGGAGCAGTTAGTCATGAGTGGGTAATTAACCCAGACCTCAAAGGGATAAAAGATTTAGTCATTGTGAACCCCGAGAGCATAGATTTTGCTTGGAAGGGTGGTAGGTGGGTGGCATACCAACGGGTAAGAGCTGATGGTTTAAATGAGAGAGAGAAGTTAGTAAGACTGAATGATTTTACCTTTAAGTATTACGGCTTAAATTCCGACACCAACTTACCTTACGGTATCCCGCCCTACCTAAATGCTATTGACTCATTAGCTAGACAGTTAGCTATGAATAACAACATAGACTATGTAGTTGACCAATTAGGAGTGCTAGGTTTCTTAAATATACTCCTAGAGAAGCCCGATAGGAAACCCATGGAGAGTGAGACCGACTATCGTAATAGGTTGTTGGAATTATTAAAGGAAACTCGTAAAAACAGCCAAGAAGGTTTCAAAACTGGTATGGTAGTTGGTTTTAAGAATGACCACGAGTTTGACTTCCACAGTACTACTAAAGACATAAACGGTTTAGAGCCCCTGGTTAAGAATAATGAAATTCAGATAGCCAATGGTTTAAAATTTAGTCCCATATTTATGGGTATACCAATTTCAGGCAGTGAGTCCGGTATGTCAGTTACATTTAGCAAAATGTTAAGCCAACTCACCAATATACAAAAAACGGTTTCATTGGCTTTAGAATATGGTTTAGCATTGGAATTAAGGTTAGCTGGTTTTAAATTCGATTACCTTTCAATCAAATTTAACCCATCAACCATAACCGATGATTTGAAATTCCAACAAGCCAGGGAAATAAAACTTAGAAACCTTATGGCCGAGTACGACCAAGGTATTATAAGCCAAGATAAATTCGCCGACCAATTGGGTTATGAAAAACCCGACCAACAAAAACCAAGAGTTGTAAGAGATAAAAACGTTATGGCACCAGGTTCTAAAAAAGAAGGTGATGCCAGTAGGGATGCTAAATCTGAGAGAAGGTCACGTGACCGTTCTAAACCAGTACCCAAAAGACGTGACCAAGATACAAAACCCCGATAATTATGAGTAATATACACCTCGAGACGACCATACTGTCATCTCACCACGCTATGTTGTTCTCCAGCTTACCTGGGGATATAGATGAGACAAACCTCTCATTGGGTAACAACATAGATTTGGAGAACTTTGGCTTATTTGAGAAAGCCTCTCCAAATTACACTACCTTTTACCCGGGTATAACTGAGGCTGATTGGAAACCAGAGGACAGCGATTTCATCTACCCCGTATTCAGGATGCTTTCAGAAACCATAGTACACCGTAACTGGAACCCGATTTCATTTAGTAAACCGGGAGTGCTTAAGGCTTCTATGGCTAAATTACTTGGGCAAACTATATATGTGGACCATGAGATGGCTATCGGTAATGCCATAGGTAGCATTTACAAAGTGTTTTGGCAAGATGCTTATGAAACAACATACCAAGGTAAAAAGGTAAAAGTACCGGCCGGCATAAATGCTATGATGAAGATTGATGCCAAAAGCAACCCCCGTCTAGCAAGAGGTATACTAATGGAACCACCAAGCATACACTCTGAGTCAGTTACAGTAGCTTTTGCTTGGGAAAAATCTCATCCTAAATTAAGTGATGACGAGTTCTTTTCAAAGCTTGGTAGTTATGACGAAAAGAAAAAGCTTATCCATAAGGTGGCTTCTGAGATAAGACTTTACTACGAAGCTTCTTTAGTTGCACATGGAGCAGACCCATGGGCTAAATTAGTTAAGGAAGATGGTAAAGTAAACTTACCTGGTATGGGCAAGGTTCTAACAGAACCATTCAAAGCTGCCTTAGCCAAGAACATTACACCTTATACCTGTTATGACTACAAAACCTGTGTCTTTAATGACAAGGTTGAAAACTCTGCAACACCAAGTGAACATATTGATACTACTAAAAATAATTTTAAAACAGCAAAAATGAAAGAGAAGTTAATCTTACTAGCCTTAGCCTTCGGCATCACACTACCAAGTGAGTCAGAGGATAGCAAGTTTGAAGCTGCTTTGGATGAGATTTCTAATAAGTCGAAAGATTTGTTGGGCCTACCTGAGCAAGTAACAAACCTTACCTCAGAGAAGAGCCAATTGGAAACTCAGTTATCAGAAAAGAGTACAGAGTTAAGCAATCTTAAAAACCAATTAACGGCCCTAGAGAAAGAGGCTCTAACTGGTAGAACAGCCTTAACACACCAACGGAATGAAGCTATCAGGCTTTACCGGGTACTTAAGGCTGACCAGGCAAAGAAAGAGGTTGAAGAAACCATCGAGAATGCCAACTATGAAGCAGCAAAAGCATTTGCTGAGCAGTATGCAACCGAATTGGGAGAGAAAGCCAAGAACTCAGCTTCTGGTGGAAGCAACCAAGACGACCTTAACAAAGACCACGAAGCTTTGAGAGAGACATTTCAAAAACGCAGACTAGGCTTAGTAAGCTAACTACAAGCCTTAACTTTTCATTAAATATAAGTTAAAAACTAAAAAATATCACAGATGCCGACTTTAAAAGGTGAAACCACAAGAACCCTATTTCTCAAAACCGAGTCTCACAAACTCCATGAGGAATTTGAGGTAAGGGCAGCCAATACCGTAAAACCCGGTCAACTTTTAGCCCTACATACCGATGGTACTGTTTATCCAGCAGCTGCTGGAGCAAATGAGTCAGTTGTTATCGGTTACGCTCTCCAACCAGCAGCTGCTGGTGAATTGGTAACAGTAAGCTGCCGAGGTTACGGAATTGCTTTCGGTTATGCACATGGCGCCGGTATTACAGCTGGACCAGTTAAGGCTGCTGCTGCTGCTGTAAATGCCGACGGTTATTCGGGTTATGCTAACATTGGAGGAGCTGAACAAGCTCTAACAGTTGGTTGGGCTATTGACTCGGGTGCCCAGAACTCAGTAGTTCGAATTTTATTCAAATCATAAAAACCCTAAAACTCAATACAAAATGAATTTAAAAAAGTATCAGGAGTCTCAATTTAGAAGTAAAGTTGAGGAAACTGTAAGACAGCTACAAGAGCTTCGCCTAGAGCCGGGTTCACCAGACATCAGTTTTGGGGAATTCGTCCAAGAGAAGCACGGTGTATCATTGGAAGCCTTCATGTATGACCTAGGCATTGACCCCAATGTAACCACCATCCAAAACCTCTTTACCACACCACGTGAGGAAGATATACGTTGGATTTTACCCGAGATTATCAGAGAAGCCTTACTTGCTGGTATTCGTACCGCTCCAATCTGGAGTGCTATCACAGCAGCTGAGTCACCAACATCTGGCTTACAACAATTGATGCCCCACATCAATATGAGTGATGCCGCTCCACGTAAAGTTGGTGAAGCTGAGACTATCCCGTTGGGCAGCATCAGCTATGGACAAAAACGCTTCGAGATTTTCAAAATCGGCCGGGGTATTAAAATCCCCTATGAAGTATCTCAGTATACCACTCTTGCAGTAGTATCTATCTTTATGAGAGACTTCGGGGTTAAATTGGGCCACGCACTTGACACTTTAGCTATCGACTGCTTAATCAATGGTGAACAAGCTAATGGTTCTGAGTCAGCTCCGGTTATTGGGGTTACTACAGCCAACACGAAAGCGTACAAAGATTACTTGAGACTTTGGATTAGAGCCGCTCGTATGGGCCGCTCATTGAACACTATCATTGGAAATGAAGCTGAGGCTTTATTGACTTTGGATATGCCAGAATTCAAAGACCGCAAGAGTGGTACAACTGAACACACTTTGACTTTGAAAACTCCCGTACCAAGGGATGCTTCATACTACATCCATGGCAATGTACCACCAGCTCAAGAGATTATGGTTGACCCCAACGCTGCACTATTGAAGTTCAACGCACAACCTTTATTGATTGAGTCTGAGAAAATCGTTTCAAACCAGACAGAGGCTTTCTATGTGACTCTTACTACTGGTTTTGCCAAGCTCTTCAGAGATGGGGCTGTAATTCTTGACAAGAGCGTTACCATAGGTGCTGCACCATTCCCAGCTTACATGGAAGTGGACGATGTACTGAACGTACCAATACTTTAAAAACAAAAGCCTTTATATTTACTGAAAGCCCCACTAGTGTAAAGCTACTGGGGCTTTTTTCATTTAAACTATTAACTTTAAAATAACGCAAGATGAGCAAATTTGTAAAACTCGGAGAAGAAGCTAGTGTATTCTTTGACCCATTCACTAAAATTAAACTTATTACAAATCAAGTGGTAGAATTACCAGAAGACTACAAAGCCAGCAAAAAGGTTGTTGTAGCTTTGAAAAACGGCCACATCCAGTATGCTTCTGAAGAGGAGTACTTAGCTGCTAATGGGGGAGCCAAAACCGAAGAGGGTGAAGAGGGGGACGAAGATGAGGTAGAGCTATCAAGCTTAACCAAAAATGAGCTTATTGCCCATATCCTTGAAACCTCTGAGGAACACACAGAAGAGGCTTTGAAAGCTTTGAAAAAAGCTGAGCTATTAGAGATAGCAGAGAATTTATAAAAAACCTTATTAAGAAGTTATGGCTATTCCCCAATCCTATTTTACCTACCATGCAAACGGTTTAAATTTAATCCTGACCAACCTGTCACTTGGCCACGGGTTATCGTATCTATGGGATTTTGGGAATGGCCAAACCTCTACTCAAAGAGACATCACTCACCAGTATGCTGAGCCAGGTTTCTACAAAGTAAGTCTGACTGTTAGTAACGATGATGGAAGTAGTACTTTTGCACTAGACTTACAAATAAACGCTACTGGCGTAGCCGGTTTAAGACCTATATACTTTATTGTAAAAGGAAGCTTACCAGCTATTGGAGAAATCCAGGATAATGTAATAGTAGAGTACATAAGACTCAACCAACTAAACATACAACCAGCTATAGAACCACCCATAGAGGATGTTGAGGTACATAATGAAAGTAACTACCATCCCCTAGTAAACCAACTTATATCGAGTATGACCATATTGGACATCATCATACTCAAAGCCAACCAATACATGGCCTCATTCTCATCAACCTCTTCTACTGAAGGGGCAGCTCCACAAGTTAAAAGCATTGAGACTGGACCATCTAAAGTTGAATGGTATGCCGGCTCTGAACAATGGACAGAGATAATGAAACCCGGTGGTACCTACGAAATAATAAGAAACAGTACATGTGCTTTGGCACAAAGATTGAATATACAGTTACCTTACTGCCCCCAAATACCAAAAGAGGTATTCGCTATAAAGGTAACTGACCCCCGTTTTATATACGTATCCCCCGACAATCAATTCACTAATGCTACCGAATATACCCTTCGATAAGTATAAGAATATTATAGATGCTGCCCACCACCAACTCAATCAAGAGACTTTGTTGTGGAAAAGGCATCTTAATAACTTTGAGAGGTACGGAGAGGACTCTGAGGTAGACTCAGCCGACACTATTGAGCTTAAGTGTTTAATACAGTACAATTATTTTAGAAGTTGGCCAATTGGTAGAGATACTCCTTCGGGTAATTTAGATATGCAAACTATGTTGGTATACTTTAACCGGAGGTACCTAATGGAATTGGGTTACATAGAACCAGATGGGATGTTTGCATTCAGTGAAGAGTTTGACCACTTCATACACCATGGACTAAAGTACAAAGCCAAAGGTTACTCACCAGCTGCTCAAGCCGGAAACCAACCCCTTTTCGTATTCATAATCCTGGAAAGAGAAGAGCTAGAGAATGTCAGATGATAATGATTTAATAAGGTATGGTTATATAACTCGTTCCATAGCTGCTGGTTTACAAGTAGAATTAGATGGTGACTGGGTTAAACTTAACCGTGTTGTAAGAGACTTAGACAGAGACATAGCCCAATCGGCTATGGAAGCTCAAGAAGCTATAGCTCAAAAATACAAGAAAGCTCTTAGAAAAAATATGAAGGAAAACCGATTTGGTTTCCAACTTAGCAAAGCATATTCGGAGTTTAAAGCAGAACACGGAGGACCAAACACTCCCTTGATTTGGACCCGTAAATACTACAACAGCATCATAATTCGTACCAATAAGACTGGCCGATTAGTACAAGTAACCATAAAAGACTCAGCTTATTATTCAGGCTCATCACATGGGGCTTCAAACAGAAGTATCATAAGCGTAAAAGAAGTAGCTAATATATTAGAGCATGGTTCTAATGTACACAACATAACAGCACGACCTTTATGGAAACTAACCTTCAGGGATTTAGGTGGTAAAGCCGGTATACAACAATCACTTAATAGGAGTCTAGCTCAAAGACTTTCAACAAGAGTAAATACCAAATGAGTTATATACAAACATTACTAGAAAGGACGGTATTCAACCGCTTGGCTGACGTTTTAGTCGGTATGGAGTACATACCTGACTTTCGTAATAGTGATTTGTTTCCAAACACTCCAGAAGGTAAATTAGCCTACCAAAACGCTCTTACCAACATATCAGACCAAAAAGGTTTCTTCATAGAACTATTCGGCTCAGGTAACAACCAATCAAGAGGGGATAAAGCTGTACCTCGTATAGTAATAGACTCAGAGTCCCTTGTACCGGGTAGTATAGGTAGAGATACGGTTGTATCTTATAAACCCGGCAGTGAGCCTAATAAATTTAGTACACACAAAGCAAGAGCTCAAATGAGCTCAGACTTTGATTTCAGCATTTACTTGGTTTCTAACAAACAAGCACAATCAAGGATATTAACAGAAGTTTTATACTTGGCATTACCAGTAAGAGGTTATGTACCAGTATACGACCAATCAGGCTCAAACTTCTTTTGTGAATTAGTTGGAGACTACAGCATGCCAACCTTAGCTAAAGGTATTATTGAGAAGGTAGTGAAATTCAGTATATATGATTTCTACCTAGTACCAGAAGCAGTACAAGACAACAACATAAACAAAATACAAGAGGTTATACTTAACCCGTTCGTTAATGTAGAACCTCTACCAAAACCCAAAACGTTGTACCAATTCCCTAACGGTTTTTGGGATAACAATTTAATCTGGACAAACAATTTAATTTATGGCTAAGATAAGTAAGATACTAGGAGATGGTACAGAGTCAGTAGCTCAGGTTACTGAGAAAATAAACCGTCTCATTGCCTTGTGTAATAGTGGTACTCAGTTAGACAAATATGTTTTCCTGGTAGAGAGCAGCCAGATATCAACTGCTGTACAAACAGACCTTACTTTACCTGGTGTACCTTTATCCAAGGTGGTAGTGGTAGACTCTGTAACAAAAGAACTGTTATTCAAATTCACACCACCAGATTTACCCGAATTCAAAAATGCCAATGAGATATGGCTAATTGACTCTGACTTGTTCATAGTTTATTATTGGAATCAAAATACTCCGGCACAAACAAGTCGTTTATTGGTTATGAGGGATATCGTAGTAGACAGAGAGAATGAAACTATATTGTACTCTACTATGGAGAACATTTCATTGGGAGTACGCTCTATACATGGTTCTACTTTCGACTCATCCTTTTTATACCTGAGTTCTAGGCAAGAAAGTAAGTTGGTAAAAATTCCTTTGAAAACCTCTATAACAGATTTCTTAGTGTATACAGTACCAACTTCAGTTATAAGGTTTGGTTG